AATCCGGCGAAGCCTCCAATCCCCCACCGCGTCAGTGATGGCTTCTCCTACCGGCCACATCCAAGCTTTCAAGGTTGGGCGGTCGAAGAACATGCTCTTGATGATTCCTGAAACCGTCTTGTCCGGTATCCTCTGGTAGTCGCCACGGCTGAGAAGTTGAATCGGCGTAGCCAGTGAACTGCGGATAAAGATCGGGTCCAGAATCGCAAGCGTCCCTGTCGGTATTGCGTAATCGTCTTGGTCCACAACCACCGTCAGGTTCGTCGCCTGCTCGACAACGAAATTACGCACCCCATCGGTCGCCCAGTCGGCAAACATGAGGTTGAGTGACATGCGGGCATCTCGAACGTGCTGCCCGGTCAGCGTGCGTTGGTCCACCCCAGCGCGGCTGAACGCGATATCGACAAACTCAGCGATCTCGGGCGACCAAGAATACGTGTTTGACGTTGTCATTTTTTCGCCTCTTTCGCGGGCTTGCTCACGATCTCCTGCACCGACTTTTCGTGCGTATCGGTGCGCGTCGTGACCTGTCCAACGCTACTACCGCCCCACCGCATCGCCAAGACCTGTTTGTAAGCCTCCGGGGCGATCAGGACCAGGAACAGGACCGCCAGCACGTCCCACGACGGCAGGCTGTTCACCAGCAGCAACTTGGCCGCGATGATCTGCCCGGCGTAGGTTCCGAGCTTGCTGCCGGATATCTCGCCATCCTTACCGCGCACCAACCCGTTCAGGTCGCGCCGGATACCGAACTTGCGGCGCTCAGGGCCGTCGTCGCTCATTTCAGCGTCACGATGTTAGCGAGATCGGATTGCTGTACCAGCTTGATCGCATGATGGCATTTCTCGCGCCGCTTATACGATTCCCCATGCGCGATGATCTCGCCGTTTCCCGCCCGCAGCCGCCAGCGGTATTGCTTGGTGCGGGTGCGATAAATCTCGAACTTGGAGTTAATCATCATGTCGTCCCTTTTCCGTTGCCCGTCACCCGCGCCGTGATGCTGGATAGCGTTTCCATCACCGATTGTTGCGCCTTGTTCTGCGCCACGAGCATGTCAATGTGGTCCTGTAGCCGATCGGTCTTCTCGTCCGCCAGCTTTGAGTACAGAGTCCCGACATCGGCTGTGACTTCACTGTGCCGTCGCACATATTCGATGATGTGAGTCTCGATCAACTTCGTGTTGTTCCTTACGTCGCTCACGTCAGCCTTGCGGCTCAGTTCCATTTTCAGCAAATACGCGACGATGCCGATCAATACCGACAGCACAGCAGAAAACCCGGACATCGACAACATCGCTACGTCGCGCCATTCCATTACTTCACCACCACTGTCCACTCGACAATCGTACCCGTCTCCGCCTTCGTCATCACAGGTCTAACCCGATTGTCCACCGTGACATGCCATTTCGTATCCAGTGGAACGCCGAACTTGTCCACGTCCTGCTTCGGCACATCCCACCGCGCCGTACCGCCCGGCCCTCCAGCATCGTACAGATCACAGGATGCCCGGTAGAGCGAATTCGTCGCCTTGAGTTGCGTGTGCAGCGAGGCGGCGCGGGTCTGGTCGAGCAATTGGCTGAACGGCAGACGTCCGTCCAGTTCCGCGCGCATCACCTGGGTGTTGAAGAACGTGTCCTCGGGCAGCATGGGTTCATAGATCACCACCTCAATGCCCTTCACGTCAATCCCGCGAGACGCAATATCAGTTGCGACAAGCACCCTGTATTTCCCCATCTTAAATCCTTCCAGCGCCTCCCTCCTCTGAGCGAGCGAGCGGTTGGAGTGTATCTCCGCCGCGTTGTACCCTATTCCCCTTATGAAGCGCGTGATCTTCGCGGCCCCGATCTTTGTCCTGGCAAAAAGCAGGACCGAACCCTTGTACTGCGCCAGTATCTTCTCCAGAAGCTTCCGTTTCGACTCTTTTTTGACGATGAACAACTCCTGGATAACGTGTTCGGCCACTGTCCCCGAGGGCGCGATCTCGATATTTATGGGAAGCTTCATGTG